AGCCGTTTCGGCTTGCCCTTGCCCTTGCCGGCCTTCACCGTCTTGCGCTCGCCGGTGTCTTGATCGTGCCAACGCGCCTCGACGCCGCCGTAATCCTCGCGAGCTGCCCGCGTCCATTGGTAGCGATCGCCCGACTGCCGATTGATCGAGAGGGCCGGCAGCGACTTGCCGCTCGCCGTTTGCCCCTTGCCGATCGGCGCGAAAATGAGCGTCTTGCCCTTGACGGTCGCAACGGCGTCGTGCCGCTTGCCGAGGAAGCGCAGCATTGCGGAATCGCTGCGATTGTCCTGGGCGAGCACCTTCACCTCGATCGAGGCGAGGCTCGAATCGACAGAGGCTTTCATGCCGTTCGCGCCGGCGATTTCATTCAGCACGGCGCCGATCGTCGTCGCCTTCCATTTTTTCTCGCGACGAACGCGAAAGCCGTCGGTGAAGTCGGCCGAGCGGCCTTTGATCGTGAGGGTGTCGGGCGGGCCGCCCCAAGTCACCTCGTCAACCTTAAATTTCCCCTTGTCGACGAGCCCGACTTTGACGCTCGGGCCGCGTTTCCAGCCGATTGCGACGTCGAGCTCGGCGCCCTCTTTGGGAATCGCGAGCCGGCCGTCGTGATCGTGCAGCACAATCTCGAGCTCGTCGGCGGCCTCGTCGCGCTTTTCGGTGAGCTGCAGCGAAATGAGGCGCGGCGCGATCTTGTCGGTGAGGTCGCTGCCGTCGAGCGTCACCTTGATCGCCGCCATTGGCGGCCCGACGCTTTGCCCGCCTGCCATTAGCCGAGCAAGCTGCCGATCGGCGCCGCCTGGGCGCCGTCGTCGGCAACGCGAGTGAGGGTAACGGTGAAGTCGCCGCGGCGCGGCACGCCGTCGACGAGGAACGTCGAGGCGCTATGGTCGAGCTGGTCTATCGTGTAGTTTCCGAGCACGTTGCCGGTGCCGTCGACGAGCGGCCAAGCCTCGCCCTGGTCGGCAATGTCGGCGAGGCGCTCGATCGCCCAAAAGCGGCCCGAAAGGCCAGGAATGACAGCGCCGGAAAGCGTCACCTTGTCGTCGCCAGGGCCCAGGAATTGCGAGGCCTCGCGGGCGCCAAAGCGCGGCGTTCGCCCATAGCGCCAGGAACGCGAGCGGGCGAGCTCCTGGTGCGCGATCGTGCCAATCTCGAATTGAAACATTCCGAAGCTCATTAGCATCTGGCGGCGCCTTCCCTTTCGAGCTCGAGCAGCAGCTCGACGTCGAGCGTGTAGCCTCGGCCGCGCTGCACTCTGACGATCGTCGGCGGTGCGCCGACGGCGCGAAGGGCGCGGCGGATTCGGCAAACGAGCACCGAAACGACGTTGTGAGAGTCGCCGAGGGCGTCATAGCCGGCGCGCTCGGCGAGCACGTCGTTGCTGACGAGCTTGCCGCGAGCTTGCACAATCGAGGCGAAAATCAGGAATTGCGCGCAGGTGAGCGGAATCTGCTTGCCGCGCCAACGGGCCGCGGCTCGAGGGTCGACGGTCAGCACGCCGATCGTGACGGGCCGCTCGGCCTCGAGATTGTGCCCGCACGCGGGGCAAAAGGGCACCGTCGCCGGCGCGATCGCGGCGGCGCTATTCATCGTGATAGCTCGAGCGCGTGCTCGAGGCCTGCAGCCTTTTGAGCTCTTCAGCGACGAGGCGGGCGAGCTCGGCCGCGCTCTGTCCCGCTTGCTGGTGAATGTGAATTTCGATCGGGCCCAGGCTCGCCGGCGACGCCGCGGCCGAGCTCGAGCTCGAGCCCTGGGCCGGCGTGCCGGCGATCGCCGGCGAGGCGACAAGGGCGCCGGCCGCGAATGCGCCGGCAACGCGGCTCGAGAGGCGGTCGACGTGCTTCACGGCCGCGCCGGTGCCGGCTGCTATGCCGCGGCCCAGGCCGTCGGTGATATGCCCGCCGAATCCCATGAAAACGCGGCTCGGCGAGTGAATGCCGAGCTTTTGCTTAAACCAATTCGCGGCCGAGCTCGCGGCGTTGACGATCGTGCTCTTCAGCGCCGAGAGCCTGCCCGTTATGCCGCCGATAAGGCCCTGAATGATTTGGGCGCCGATCATGCCCATGCGCGCCGGCAGCGAAGCGAGGAAGCCGACGCCGGCGCCGAATGCGCCGCGGATTTGCGCCCAATGATTGATGATGAAAGCTGCGGCGACGCCGAGCGGCCCGAACAGCAGCGGGAAGTTGAGAAAGACGCTTTTGAGCTGCCCGAGCTTCGCCATTATCCAAGCGCCGGCCGACGAAAATGCCGCCTTGATCGTGTCCCAATGCTTCCAAATCAGATAGGCGGCGGCCGCGATCGCGACGACGATCAGCGTGATAACGAGCACCATTGGATTAGCGAGCATCATCATGCCCGCCTGCAGCGCGGCGCGGCCGACGAGCATGAACAGCGGGCCCAGGCGGGCGAGCAGCGGAATTATCATGCCGACGCCGCTGACGAGCCGGCCGAATATGACGAGCAGCGGGCCGATCGCCGCCGTGATCGCGACGGCGTTGACGATATTCGTTTGCATGGCCGGCGAGAGGCCGTTGAACCAACGAAGGGCCCGCTCGAGCAGCGCGTTAAGCCGCGGCAGCAGCACGTTCACGACGCCGCCGACGTTTTCCTGAAACGTGCGCCATTGCTCGTTACGGGCGGCATTTGGGTCGGCGTCTCGAGCGGCCTTGGCGGCGCCCGCGAATTGATTTTGCAGCTCGCCCAGGATGATGCCCTGCGCCTTCGCGAGCTGATTGTGCTTAACGTAATTCTCGATTTGCTTTTTCTGCTCGGCCGAGAAACTCACGCCGACGCGCTGCAGCGCCGTCACGCCCTTCAGCGGGTCGTTTAGGGCCTTGCCGAGCTGAATTGCCGACGATTGCAAATCTTGGCCGAGGCGGGCCGAGAGGTCGACGGCCGCCTGCTGCGCCTTGTCGAAAATCGGGCCCGAGACTTTCCCGAACGTCAGCAGGTTCGCCGTCACGCTCTTCATAATGTCGTCGTCGTCAAAGAGCGACGTCGCTTGGAGCTTTTCGGCCTGGGCCTGAAGCTGCGCGAGCGATCGGCCTGCTTTGGGGCCCATGCTGGCGAGCGCGGCCTGCACCTGGGCGAGCGCGTGCGCGCTTTGAATCGCGGCGTCGCTCGCGACTTTCGCCTCGGCGAGCGCCGGCAGCGTGACGCCGAGCGAAAGGCCCATGCCGGCGCCGCTGATTTTCTGCCCTGCAGCGCGAACCTTGGCGGCGCGGGCACTTACGCGCTCGAGGCGCTCGAGCTTGCGCGTCTGCTCGTCGAGCCGCTTGTTCGCTTCATAGGTTTTGAGGCCGAGCTTTTCCTCATGCTCGCCGAGCTGCGAAATATCGACGCCGGCGGCGCCGAGCTCATTGCCGAGCCGCTGCAGTTTCTCGCCCTGGGCCTGATAGCGGGCGCCGAGCTTGGCCTCGGCCGCGTCGAGCTTGGCGAGCTGCCGAGTCATGGCGGCCGTCGGCTTTTCCTGCGCCGCAATTTCGGTGCGCATTGCCTTCGCCTCGAGGCGCGCAGCCTTCAGCTCGCCGCCGAGCTTGTGATATTCGCCCTCGGCCTTGCGGAACGCTCCGGTGCGGCCCTGGGCGCGCTCGAGGGCGGCTATCTCTTTGCGGGTTGCGGCAAGGTCAGCCTTCAGGCCTTTCGAGCCGCCGCTCATTCCCTTCAGCGGGCCGGTGAGCCGGTCGATCGCCGAAAAGAGCACCTGCACGCGAAGCGAGTCGACGGCCATGCTTCTAGCTTTCCTTGCTGCGCTCGACGGCCAGGGCGTGCCAGCCGAGCAATTCGTCGAGGCTCATTGAATTCATGGCGTCGGGCGGCCAGTGAAAGACGGTCGCAATGTCGGCCATGATCGGCTCTAGGGCTTCAGGGATTCGGCACGTTCCCGATCGGCCCTCGTCATAAAAAAATCGCTGATTTCGACTCCGATCGCGAACAGGTCGGCGGGGTCGATCAGGTCAATTTCGCCGTCGATCAGCGCCGGCGTCGAAATGCGCGGCAGCAGCTTGGCGATCGCGCCGGTGTCCATTTTCACAAGGTCGATCAGCGAGAGGCCGCGCAGCGAGCCCGCGTCGGGCTTGCGCAGCGTGAGCTCGTCGATTTTGTCGGTGCCGCGAGTGATCGGAACCTCGAGCGTCACCTTGACGATTTTCGGCTGGTCGGCAGGCATTGTGTTTCACTCCCTCTGTTTTGATTTGCCCTCGAGTAAGTGAGGGGCGGCGACGAGGGCGCAATCGCCGCCCCTCGTCGCGCTATCCTTCCAGAACGGCGCGAATTTCAGCCATGCGATCGACGCCGTTCACGACGTAAATCATGCCGATCAGGTCGATTTCGACGACGACGGCGCCGGCGACAATCCATTTCAAATAGGTGAGCGTGCGCTTCACCTTCCATTCGGTGTCGCCGCCCGCCTTGGCCGTGCCAGGGTCGAGCTCTTCAATGCGGCCGCGAACGACGAGCTCGGCGGCCTGCACGGTGCCGGCGTCGTCAGATTGATAGGCGCCGACGAAGCGAACCATTGAACCGTCAGCCGCCGAGACGCCGAGCGCCGCGGCGATTTTGGCGACGATTCCGCCGTAGGTTTCCTCCATTTCGAGGGCCTCGAGGCCGAGGTCAGCCTTGACGGGGCCGAGCATTCCGGCGCCGCGATAGGACTCGCCGGCCATTGCAATCTTTGGCAGCGCGAGCTCGGCGGCGACGCCGGCGTAATTGTCACCGTCGACGAAGGTGCGGAAGTTTTTGAGCTTGTGGGGCAACATTGTGAAGGCTCCTTAAGGGCGAGAGGGCGGCGGGCTCGATCAGACGCCGACGAGGGCGCCGAAGTCGCCATAAAAGCGGTCGGTGATGCGCTGATTGATCGTCAGCCCCTCGAGCGGCGCGACGGGCGTAAAGTCGAAGTCGATCGTCAGCTTGCCGGCGGCGAGCTGCTCTTTCGAGTTTTCCGAGGGGTCGAAATAAGCCTCGCCGCCGATCAGCCGGCCTTGCCGCGTGAGGCCGCGCAGCTCGGCGTTGATCGTCTCGATAATGTCGCGAGCCGTTTGCGGCGTGAGCGGCTTATCGACGGCCCAGGCAAGGCCGTTCGCGATCGTGTCTTTGATCGCCTGGGCGGTGCGCACGACGCACTCGAATTGAAAGAGCGGCTCGTCGCTCGTCGTGCGGTTGCCCCAAAAACGGAAGCCGCGCATTCTGACGAGCGTCGTCACGTCGGCGTCATTCAGCACGCCGGCGTCGGTGCTCGAGTCCTGCAGGTCGAAATAGACGTCTTTCGACAGGCCGGTGACGCCGTTAACCGCGACGTTCGAGAGCGACTTGTGCCAGCCCTCTTGTTCGTCAATTCGCGAGCGCGTGCCGAGCGCGATCGCGACGGCCTGCCCCGTAAAGTCCGAAAAGTCGGGATAGAGCAGCATTAGCTCGCGGGCGCCGAAATTCTCGCGATAGGTGACGGCCTCGGCGACAGTCGCGCCGATCGCGCGGGCATAAGCGAAGCCGCGCAGCTTTTGGGCGATCGAGACGAGCTCGGTTGTGACGGCCTGGGAATCGAGCCCAGGCGCCCCGATGATGCGCGGCCGCACGCCGAGCTGCGCCTCGGCCGCGAGTAGGGCCTGCGCGCCGAAATAAGAGCCGCTGACGTCGACGCCGCCGACGGTGGCAGCATCCTGCTCGGCGTTGTTGTCGGTGCCGACGTCGGCGCCGTCGATCGCAACCGGAACGCGCACGACAACCATGACGGGCGAGCATTGATCGGCGATCGACTCGAGCGCCGCCTTCAGCGTGCCGGTGTCGCCGGCCTTGGCGATCGCCGAGCGAATGTCGGTGACGAGCACCGGCTTATCGAGCGGAAAGGCGGCGTCGAGCGCGGCCGTCGGGGCGCCGGCAGCGGCGCCGGCGGTCGCGACGAGGCCAATGACGGCCGTCGAGCTCGGCGTGAGGGCGCGGGCGCCCGTTGTCGGCTCGTTAACTTGGATTCCGTGCAGCATTGCGTCTTGCTCCTATGCAAATGCCGGCGAGCTCGAGCGCGCCGAGAGGGAAAGGGGAACGGAGAGAGTTGCGGCCGCGGCCGCCGGCGGAAGGTCGAGACGAACGCCCTCGAGGTGCAGGTTGAATTGCCCCGACTGCTCGCCGAGCTCGAGGCCGACTTTCGTCAGCCGCAGGCGCGGCTCCCAACGCTTCAGCGCGATCGCGGTCGCGGCAAAGACGGCCAAGCGGCCCGAGGGATTGGCGGCCGCGTCGACGAGCTCGGGCAAGAGCGAGCCGTAATCGCGGCGCATGACTCGAGCGCCGATCGGCGTCGAGAGAATGTCGCCGATCGACTGAATGAGGTGCAGCGTGCCGTCGACGGCGGTGCCGCGCGTGCGATTCATTCCCTTCATAGGGCCGCCCCGCGGCGCAGCTCGTCGAGCGGGCAAAGAGCGTGGGCCGCCGGCGGCGCGTCGCGATCGGGCAGCGGCTCGGGATTGCCGACGAACAGCTCGAGCAGCAGCAGGGCGCAGAAAATGAGGCCGAAGAA